CCGCCGGGACCCCCCAATCACCCGGCTGGGTACGGCCCGTACCCGACGCCACAGCAGTGGGCGCCACCGGCACGCCAGCCGATCCCAGTCGTGGTCCGACCGGCACAGCGAATCGGCATGGCGGAGACGCTGATGTGGTTCGTGCTGACGCTCGGCACTTGCGGACTGGCGGTGCCCTTCTGGATCTGGCGCGTGATACAGGCCGGCAAGCCGAAGATCGAGTACCGGTAGCGGAGGGCCGGCGGGAATCGAACCCGCTCCGAGCTACAAGACTCCGTGCCGCCATCGCACGCCCGGCCCTTGGGCTCGGACGCTACAGCATGACTTCGCGGCGCGGCACGGCCAGATCCACGGCGACCGCGCGCACCGCGAGGTCCACGTACACGTCCGGCACCAGCGGCTCCTGCGGCACACCGCCGCTGACCGCCACAGCCCCCGCCGTATCCACCTCGACGGCCTGACCGAGCATCCGCATCTTGACCCGGCCCGCCGCGAGCGCCACGTCCAGCTCGCTGGCCCGCCCGACCGCACGAAGCTTCAGCCGGCCGACAGCCTGAGCGGTGTCCGACTCCAGCGCCTGCCCGACGTTGACCACGATGGTGCCCAGCACCGTGACCGGCTGGGCGGCGTCGACCTCGACGACCTGCCCGACCGCGCGCGCCTTGCGCCGGCCAACCACAGTGGCCGTGTCGGCTTCGGTCGCCAGCCCGACGGCCCGGGCCTTGAGTCGCCCCGCCGCCGTCGCCGTGTCCACCTCGGTGGCCCGGCCGACCGTACGGAGCTTGAGCCGGGCGACCGCCATCGCGGTGTCGACCTCGGCCGCTTGCCCCAGGGTGCGCATCTTCAGCCGGCCGATCGCAGCGCCGGTGTCGGTCTCGGTGGCCTGGCCGACGTTCACGACAATCGGGCTTCCACCCGCCGCCGCGGTGACCGCCACCCACAACGCGTAGCGGTTGCGGACGTTGTTCGTCCACGACACCGAGTTGATCGTCTCGGACGCGGTGCCCGCGTTCGTCTTGTAGGCCGTGAAGGCGACGCAGGAACTCGAGGCGCCGGATGCGCCCTGGCTGACCGACTCCAACGTGCTGAAGCTGTTCGACCAGGACGGTGCGGTGGCCAGGGCGCCGTCGTGGTTGTGGAGCGCGCCGAAGGCGACCAGGAGCATGCCAGTCGACGCGAGGGTGCCGGTGGACGCGGCGGGCAGCGTGGTGCCGTTGGCGTTGTTGGCCTGCGCCGAGCTGCCCGCCGAGTAGGCGTCGGTGCCGGACCACCTCGACCACGTCAGGGTGGTGTTGTGGTCCCCGGACGTGGTGATGGTGACGGTGGAGCCCTCACCGCCTGAGGCCTTGCGGGTGAAGATGTAGGCGCCCTGGTTAGCGACCGCGGAGACCCGCGACGTGAACCCGCTCGGCGTGCTCACCGTCGTGTTGCTGTTGATGCACAGCACATCCAGGTCGCCGACCGATGGCGCGCCGGCCGGGATGGTGTAGACGTGGCCGGCGCTGCCGTCCGCGAACCCGACGGCGTCGGAGTCGACCAAGGCGATGGCCACTGTCGTTCACCTCAGGCGGCGCGGTAGAAGCCGGCCGTGGCGATCACGGCTTGCAGGTCGCTGCCGTCGGTCGTGGCGGAGAAGTCGTGGTAGGTCAGCGGGATGATCGAGCTGTCGGTGCCGCCCGTGGTGTCCGGGTCGTAGCAGATGAGCAGCTTCCCCAACGTGTTGTTGGCCGCCCCACCGGCGGCCGTCCATGTCTGGTCGGCGATGTCGACGTCGAGCCGGTTGTTGGTGTCGTCGACGGTGCCCGGCGCCGAGGTGACGGTCTTGCGGGCGTAGTTGGTGAAGTCGGCCTCGTCGTTCGCCGCGGCGAGGAGCGCGGCCAGGTCGTCGTAGTTGTTGAGGGTGTCGTCGGCCTCAAGTCCGCTCGACTTGAGCAGCACCACGATCAGCGCGTCGTTGGCGGCGGGCAGGGTGGCGTAGTAGCCGGCCTTGCCCTTGGCGATGTTGAACACTCCGTCGGCCATTACCGCGTTACCTCTCTGTCCAGGCGGGCGGATCCTTGGGCCACGCGCCATTCCTTGCCGCCGCCGCGGAGCTCCAGGTCGTACCGGCCGATCGTGAAGTCGAGGGCTCGGGTCTCGCTGGCCGGCACGGTGACGATGATCTGCTTGTTGGTGTCGTCGACGGCGATTTGCCCGCCGTCGGTGGACCAGTCCGCCAGCGTGGTCGTCGACGCGACGGTCTCCCGGATCTGCATCTGCGCCGTGTACCCGTCGATGGAAGCGGGCGGGTTGAGCAGGGCGTACACCCGTTGCCAGGTGACGCCCTGCTGCACCACGATGTTCTCTTCCAGGGTGCCCACGGCTCAGACCGCCGGAGGGGCGACCTTACGCGCCACGTACGACACCGCGGAGAGCACGGCCGTCTTCCCGGCCAGCCCGGCGACGGCCAGCCAGTACGCGCGTGACCAGGCGAAGTCGGAGCCGGCCAGCATCGGCACGACGGCGAGCGCGGTGGCCGACACGACGTCGACGCCCAGGCCTTGGACGAAGGTGCGGAACGCCCGGTTCTTGGCGTCCACGTCGGTGCTCGGGGGGATCTGCACAGTGACCTCCTCAGATGGTCGCCCGGCCGGTAGTGGCCAGGTCCCAGATGACGCCTGCCGCAGCGATCCACGCGTCCCGGATCTGCGCGGGCAGCTCGTCGAATGCGGGCATCGGGTTGCCCTGGAAGTTCTTGAAGTTGGTCTTGCGGCCGTACGCCGCGTAGGCGATGCGGGCCCGTGACTCTGGCGTGGTGGTCGTCATCCCTGCTCCTTCAGCAGCCAAGGTCGTTACGTAGCCGGGTCAGCAAACCGAGCAGCTCCCGCGCCCGGTCACCGGCCGGGCCGGCCACCGGCGGCGGCCCGCCGGTCAGCACGGTCAGCAGCTCGCACCAGCGGTGGTCGGCCTCCCGCTGGACGTGGTTCGTGTAGAAGTAGCCCGACCCGCCGACGAGCAGCACCGACACGATCGCTGTGGTCAGCGCGTCCCGGACTCGGCGCGGCATCACGACTCACCCGCCGATGGCGCGGCTGACGGCAACGGTGAGCGCGGCGGCGGCTCCGGCGAATCCGGCGCCGGCGATGACCCATCGTCCGGGGTACGGGGTGGGGTCAAGTAGAGCCGCAAGACGCCGACCCCGCCCATCATGGCGGCGCACACCAGCAGGATCGGCACGGTCCACGGCCCGGGGTCGCGCCAGATCGTCAGCCCGAACCCGCCCGCGCCGATCGCGAGGGTGGTCAGGTCCCGCCAGAACGGGGGAAGGTCTCTTCGGCTCACGCACGGTCCCGCCCTTACGCCTGCGGGGTGGCGCCGTCGACCGAGCCGATCACCTTGCGTAGTACCCGTTCCAGCTGCTCGTCGGAGATCTCGACGGTGCCGGGCGCCGGCCGCGCCTTGATCTCGGCGACGTCAGCGGCCAACTGTGTCACGGTGCGCGCCACGCCGGCCAGCGTCGTCACACCCCAGTGCGTACCGCCGGCTGGCGCGACCGGCGTCTGTCGAATCGACTCGCTGCCCTTGGCCCACGCCTCCTCACGCACGTCGTTGTACGCGAGTTGCTTAGCCTGGTCGCCTTCCAACGTGCCCACGTCGTCCTCCTGTGTCCGGGCCCGCCACGCGGCGAGCGACTCTCCCTTGAGGACGGACAGCACCGCGTCGAGCGCCGCCCAGTCCTCCGCGTACTGCCTGATCACCGACAGGTGGATGTGCCACAGGTGGCTTGTGTCCCGGCCGAAGTCGAAGCCGCTGTCACCCGCAACGCCGAGCGGTCGACCGCCGGTGAAGACGTAGCACTCCACGTCCCGGCCGTTCGTGGTGCCGATGTACTCCCGCAGCGTCGGCCCGCTGTACAGCCACAGCCGCGGGTCGTGGGTCAGCGCAGCGCTCTGGAGCCGGCCGGTGTAGAGCCGCATCTTCGCGGCCGGCAGCGTGATGTCGATCGCGGCGGCCACGTCATCCGCGCCGCGCCGGTCGGCGGCGACCTGGCCGACGCTGTAGTCGTCGCCCGGCAGGCGCCGCCGCTGGTTGTGGTAGCCGGGCTTGTCCGCATCGATCCCGCCGAACTCGACGTCAGGCTCGTGCGCCTTGAACGCCGCCCAGAAGCGGTCGAGGGTCGCGTTGCTCGACATCAGTCAGCCCTCCGCCCAGCCCTGCGCGTGGACCTCGATGCTGCCGCCGAACAGCGACGGATGCGGGTCCTCGTGCATCGCCCGGTAGAAGGCCTCGCCCGCCTCATACCGGGAGTACCAGTCGGCGGGAAAGTCGAGCAGCGCGCTCGCCTGATCCACCAGCGGCTCGTATCCGTCGTCCGGGTAGCCGACCCCGAGATAGAACATGTGACTGCCGGACGGCGTCCTGAGCTGAAGCCACCATTCGTTCGCCTGCATGCCGCCCCCTACGCCGGTCCGATGTAGAAGATGTCGATGGACGGCGACGACGTGCCCGCGCTGGACACGCCGAGCGACCCGCCGGACTCCTGCCAGCCGCGCAGCTCGACGTAGTCACCGATGCTGTGCTGCACAATGATCGGCTTCGCCGGCACCGCCACCGTGCCGGACGAGTTGGGCGCCATCAGCACGTTGGAACCGTCCAATGCGGACCCGTTCTTCCACCACTCGCTCTTGCGGCGGCCCGTCGTCCCGTTCGCCCAACCAATCCCGCCGCCCAACATGCTGTAGCCGGCCACCTGGAACGTGTACCGCGTCGGATTGGTGACGAGGTCGTGCCCGGCGTGGGTGTCGACGTCCTCGGTATCCCACGAGATGGCCGTGTCCGTCGTGTTGTTGATGGACTGCGCCGCCACCCGCCGGGCACGGAACACCGGCCGCGCGAACGCCGTATCGATAGCCGTCGCCAGCGACTGGAAATGCTCCCACAGCCGCACGTGGTCCGTGCTGGCCGGGTACGGGAGGTCGAAGTTCGGGGTGAGCGGCATGACGTCTCCTACCTCTGCCAGCGGATCGTGAGAGTGAACGCAGGCGACCACGAGCCGCGGCCGGCGAAGCGGACGTACGGGGAGCCTCCCGCGTCGAAGAACGCGATCGACCCGGAGCCGCCGTCGACCATGTCCTGCGCCCACGACAAGGGGATCCCGAACCCGTCGTTCTGCCCGCCGACCGCCAGCGACGGACCGGCCGTCGAGCTCGTCAGCGTCGGCGCCCCCGACGGCCTGGTGCGGTGCGGCGACAGCCGCATCGTCGTCGCCTGCGGCGCGTACGTCCCACCGCTCACCCGCCGCACCCGGATCCGCGCCGACGTCACCGTCGCGCCCGCGATGCTGCGGGCCTTGCTGCCGTAGAACGCCATCCCCGTGTGATTGCCCATACCGCCGTACTCGCCCTGGTACACATCCGTGTTGTCGCTCCTCCAACCAAACGTGGTCCGGTACGAGCGCGTCTCCACCGGCGTGATGACGAGCGTCCCGGACGCTGGCGGCTTCGGCGGCGGTGCGGGCGGGTTGTCCGGCGGCGACACCGCGGACTCGAAGGCCCGGCCGACCACCCACCACTGCCCGCCGAGCTTCGCCACGATCAGCGCGTCGTTGGTCGCGACCGACTGGTCACGGGCCACCCGCACCGTCGTGACCGTGTCACCGATCAGCACCGTCACCGTGCCGCCGGACTTCGCCGCGGTCGCGGTCGCCACCACCAGCTGGCCCGGCTTCATACCAGGCTCCGCAACGTCAGCGACTGCGACCCACCCGACGCGGTCCACGGCAGAGACAGACCCTCCACAGTGCACCGCAGGTCGGTGTAGTCGTCGTTGGTGAGCGTGACGACGTCGCCGAGCTGAAGGCCCGGGTGCGGGACGATGTCCGCCCGGAACGTCAACGCGGTCTGCCGCTTTACCCGCGCCAGCACGGTCGCCGCGGCGGCCTGCGCCTGCGCCACCGTGGTCAGCAGCGGCGAGCTGAAGAAGTAGGGGACGGGCAGCGGGTTGTACGGGCCGCCGTACCGCTTCGGCCCGGACGCGTCGAACGCCACACCCTGAACCTGCCCACCGTCCGATGCGGTGCCGCGCGCCACGACCGCGTTGAAACCGCCTTCCCGGGCGCTCGTCCCGTCGGCTGTGATGACCGTGCCGCCGGCGCCGTTGGTCAGCTCGAGCACCGGCGCGGCCGCCGCGGTGGCCGGGGCGGTCACCTGCAGGTAGCCCTCCTCGGTCACGTACGCTTCGGCCGGCCACGCGTCGAGGAGCTCGTTCATGGCGCCGAGCCGGTCCTCATCGAGGTTGATCGCGGACGGCACCGCCCGGTCGGTGACGGACGCGTCGATGTCGACGGTGAGCGCCGGCTCGATCAGGTCCCGCAGCGTCGACACCAGCGTGCCGGACGGCTGAAGCGGCGACACCAGCCGCGCCTCCTCGATCAGCGCCAGGAGGCCGACCGCCTCGACGTCGACGGTGTCGCCGGACGGCTCGGCGGACTCGACGACGAACCACCCGCGCTGGATCCATTCGACCCGCCCGCGCACGCCGATGCCGAGCTGGACACGCAGCCGCTGCCCGTTCGCGGCCAGCGGGTGGTCGGCGGCGACCGGCGACCACGACATGCCCCGGTCGTAGCGAGGCACGGTCAGGGTGACCCGCTCGGGGACGGCCAGCGACCGGTCGCCCTCCTCGCTGGCGGTCGCGACCGGCACGTCCTCGGCCAGGAGCTCTTCGCCCAGCCACGACTCGACCCGCACCTGGTACTCGAACGATCGGGTCAGCACGCTCTGCGCGTCGGCGGACAGGTCGATCATGAGAAGTCCCCCTGCGCCAACGCCAGGAGGGTGGCGTAGTCGGCGGCCAGGTCGGCCAGGGTGAGGCCGTCGTAGGCGTCGGCGATGTCCTGCAGCGTGAACCCGCCAGCCTCGAGCGCGGGGGCCCAGCCCTCGACCTCGGTGGACCGCATGGCGTGGACGCGCCGCTGGTCCGATCCGTCCTGCGAGAAGCGCCGCTCGACGTAGCCGGTCACCGCGATGTAGCAGTCGACGCCGTCGTATCCGCCAGGCTGGCGCACCTGCACCACGCCCCCGGTGGCGGTGCGCAGCAGGGCGGCGAGCGTGTCGCGGCTGGACGTCTGCTCGGTGTACACCTCGATGTCGCTGGTGAACTGGCCGGGCGGGCCGACCACGACGACGTTGCGGCCACCGACCTGGAATGTCGACGAGCGCCGGTCGTACTGCTTTTCCGGCCACGACAGGATGACCGTCTCGGCGGCGGCGCCGGAGATGGCGTCGGAGAGCACGACCTTCCCGCCGGGCAGCACGTAGGTGGTGGGGCCGGCGGTGTACTCGTCGGTGTCGTTGACCACGGCCAGGTAGGTGACCGGCACCCCGAACGGCAGCTCGGCGTCCACGCGCAGGAACGACGGGTCGGAAACGTCGGGGTCGGCGCCGGCGCGGACGGCGGTGCGCTCGCCGCCGACGACCCGGTACAGCTGCACGCTGTCGCCGAGGGTCAGGTCGGTCAGGCTGAGCAGCACGCGGGGCGGGTACACGTCCTGTGTGACAGCGGTGAGCGCGACCACGCTGGCGGTGAATCTGTCGTACTCGAAGGCGAGGTTGGTGTTGGTGTTGCCGGTCTCCCGCCGGTTGCCGACACCGGCCAGGTTGCCGGTGGTCAGCGAGGTGTCGGTTTCCGCGATCTGCCAGCCGTCGGGCTCGGTGCCGGACGCGGCCCACGCCTTCGCGTACAGCCGCGACCCGACGACGTACAGCGAGACGGCGATCTGGGTGGTGGCGGCCGCCGTGAAGGTGCCGACCGCGATGGTCGTCGACCCGATCGTCGACAGGGTGCCGGCGACCCGCTTCTGCAAGGTGAGGGTGACCGCCTCAGCCGTCGACCACTGCAACGTCGCTGAGTAGAAGTTGCTGATGTCCGTCATGCGGGCGACGAGGAAGGCGGTGGCGGCCGCCCCGGTCACGTCGGCGGCGGACAGGTTGACGACCGTGTTCACCTTGTGGTTTGGGACGCCGACGTTCGCCGATGCGTAGTGGAGCTCGTTCGTCGCGGTGTGTGTGACGGTTCCCTTGGTGCCGTTGATGTCCCAGTCGTTGGGGTTGTTGCCCCCGGCGGCGAGCGTCAGCGTCCACGCGAAGCTGCCGCCGGTCCACTGGTTGCTGACCGACCGGTTGAACAGCTCGGAGAGGATGGTGGTCATCGGGGGCCGACCCGATCCCGCCACCGCTCGCGCTGCCGGTCGGCGACGACCGTGCGCGAGGTCAGCTGGAAGAACTGGGCAAGGTCGCCGGCCAGCGACACGTCGACGGACACCGGCGTGGGCCCGCCGGTGCGGGACGTGCCCGCGCCTGCGCCGGCCACGGCGAAGTTCCCACCGGCGCCGGCGAACTGTGCGGCGAGCATCGCCGGCCGCCAGCCGTTGTCGCCGGCCGACCAGTTCAGGGCGCCGCGCAGCGGGCCGGGCACCATGCTCTTCGCCTTGTCGATGAGGCCGCTGATCGCGCCCGGGATGAGACCGGCGCCGCTGCGGATGCCGTTGGCCAATCCCTCCACGATCTTCCGGCCGACCCCGAGCAGCCACGAGCCGGCGTCCTTGAAGGCGCTCATGATCCGGCCCTTCAGGGTGCCGGCCACCTTGGCGGCGGCGGCGATGCCGACGGTGAATATCCCCTTGAGGATGGCGAACCAACCGCGTACCAGCGCGTTGATGATCTGCCCGTTCCCGGACACGATCTGCCGGATGCCGTTCCAGAACTTCGACCAGTCGCCGCGGATGGCCGCGGTGATGACGTTGATGATGCCGGCGAGCACGCGCAGGGCGCCGGCCACGATCCCGATGACCATCTTGAAGGTGGCGATGACGATCGGCCCGAACTGGGTGACCAGCCATACCACGATCGGTGAGGCGGCCGCGATGAACGCCGACACGGCGGGCAGCAGGTCGCGCATGATGACCGTCTTCAGCTCCTTCAACTGCGGCAGAAGCTGCTCCCGGAACTGCTGCCACAGCGGTTGGATCGCCTGCCACATCCGCGCGAAGTGGACCTGCACCTCGCGCACCAGCTCCTGGATGGCCGGGTTTTGCTTGATGCTGTTCCACAGGTTCGACCACCAGGTGAGCGCACCGGACAGCTTCGACTTCGCGGTTTCCCAGTTCGTGATAAGCAGCGATAGACCGGCGACGATTACCGCGAACGGGTTCGCGGACAGGATTCCCAGCGCCAGGCCGACAGCGGCGATCGCCGAAGCGAACTTCCGGACCTTGCCCTCGTTCTCCTGGAGCCACCGGCCGATATCGCGGACCACATTGAACGCGTCCCGCAGCTTGGTGAACCAGCCAGATAGGTCGGAGATCGCCCGGCGGATGTCCTCGATGGACGTGCTGTTCGCCCAGCGGGTGAACGCGTCGATGATCCGGCCGACCGTGTCGGCGAGCTTTTGCAGGCCCTTGTCGCCGGCCCGCAGCGCGAGCTTGCCGAGCGCGATGACCGCCGCCGAGATCTTCGGCGCGAGCCGGTCGACCGCGTTCGCGGTGCGGGTCGTGATGATCTGGATCAGCCGCTGGCCCTCAGCGGAGTTGACCCACTTGCCGACCGCGACGACGACCCGGTTCGTGGCCCGTGACACCCGCTCCATGCCGGCGGCGATGCGGGGGAAGTTCACCTTGACGAACTGCTTGGCTAGCGGCTCGACGCCCTTCGCGGCCAGCTCCTGTAGCCGCTTGGTGAACCGGGTGGCGTTGCCGTCGGCGTCCTGGAACTGGCGGACGATCGGGGTGAGGGCGCGGCCGAGCCCGGGCCCGATCAGCTTCACGGTGCCGACGATGAGCGCCAGCGCGCCAGCGATCGACGGCAGGAACGCGGCGAGGGGGTTCAACCCGACGAGGCCCTTGGTGAACGCGGCCACGCCCTTCGCGGCGGCGAGCAGCCCGACGGTCATCGGGCCGAGCAGCGACACGAACCCAGCCGTCGTCGACACGGCCTTGCCGACCGCCCGGGTGTAGCCAAGCAACGTCTTGATGTGCTTGGTGAAAGCGCTGTTGACCTTCTCCTGCTGCCGGGCCTGCGTCTTGGTGGTCCGCTCGACCTGCTTCTTGAGCCGCTCGTAGGCGCGGCGTGCTTTCTCGACCGGCTTGGTCGTCTTGTCCCGAGCGATGACATCGACGACGGCGTCACGAGCCTGGTCAGCCACGGCGGATCACCTCCATGGCCTCGTCGAGCGCCGCCACGCACTCCTCACGCCACTCGGTGGCCCCGACGACCGGCTCGGTGAAGAACCCGTCCGGGATGGTCTGCGCGTGCCAGGACCCCTTGGTGCGGCGACCCCACGACGGCGCCCGAACCCGGCCACGGTCGATGGCGCGGATATCGGACCGCTTCCCGGTGCCGGAGTTGCGGCCGGCCTTCATCCTGATCCCGGCGCCGCGGCCGACGAACTTGGCCACCACGGTGATGCGGGCCTTCGACACCCACACGTTGAGGCCGCCGCCGCTCGGCAAGGTGTCCAACGCCCGGCGGCGGACCGCCCGCCGCACCTTCGGGACCGGCTT